TAGTTCTTAAGAAAGAGCTAGACCGTTTCATTCATGGTTATTCTGATAGATTTAGACCAATAGAAGCACCTATTAGTCCTAAAGAGATGGAACGTATTGGCTATAAGGGTAAAACTTTATACATGAAATTTAAAGCACGGTTTAAACGTGTAGAAGATATTGCTGAAGATAAAGATTCTGGTGTAGCAAAAGAACTTCAACGTAAACTAACTTGGTGTGATGTAATCTTTATGGCTGCTACAGAAGCTATAAAAGATAAAATGATTCTTATATCACGTTTCCCTATCGATACATTCTATAACCAGTTCTCTACTAAATGTAAATTATCATCTACTATTGAAACTGAAAGTATAGAATTTGATGGTAAGTTCTATAAGAACTATCCTAAGATTCGTGATGAATATATCGGTACTAATACTGCAAATAAGTTTATTGATACAATGAATATCTGTAATGCTTATTTGGAATCTATTGGTGGTGACTATGATGGTGATATGGTAACCATCAAAGGCATATTCACAGATGAAGCTAATGCTGAACTTAAAAAGCAACTAGAGTCTAATGTCCATTTTATTGACTTAGGTTGTAAAGCAGTAATAGCTAATACTAACGAATGTATTCAAGCATGCTTCTCTTTAACTATGACATTAGATGGTGATGTACTTACTGACCCTAAATTTTAGCAAAAGATATCCCAGTATAGTCATTGACTATACTGGGTATATTTTACATTCTTTTACGTTTATTACCGTTGAGTAATCCATTAATTTGTGTAATAGTAGTCTTTTGTACGTTAATAGCTTTGAAGTATTCTTTATTGATTTCTTCAAACTCTTTACTTCTAGGGTCTAGTATATTCATAAAATTACGGAATAACCCAACAAACGTCACTTTTGCAGAATATCGTTGGTTTTTAAACCAAGCAGATGTTTTAGCTGATTGATATACACTCATAAGATACTCAAGTTTATCAAACTTGTCATCTTTACAAGCTTTCCATCCCTCATTTATAGTCTGAGCGTATTCAAACTTGCCACAGTCTGCAATGAAATATATCAAATCGTCTATTCTAGATAAATTTGCCATACAACACAGTTCCTTTAAATAGTTATAATATTAGTATAGTTTACATTTTCCTTTTCGAATCTAGTTATACCAATAGACTCTAATGGGAAGTTCTTGATATTGGTATTGATGATTTCAAAATAATCAGCATAGTCTAATACCCAGCTTGGTAAGTGTTCATCTGCTGGTACTGCAACGGCAAGTATCTCTCCCTTATACGTTGCTCTATTATTATCAAAGAACTTAATAAGTCTTTCATATACCGCAGGATTAGACTGCTGTAATTCACCAATGTTTTTCTCTCTAATATTAACTTTAAGTATCTCTAAATAGTTTCTGCTATCTAAATCTATTGGTTCAGTACCCTCATCACGAATAGCTTCATTATAAGCAATAGCTGCTTTAATACCTTGTATTCTCATAGGGTCTGCATATGAAGATATAGATTTTACAGATACTGGTTTGTAATAGTCTTTCTCTCCAGACTTAATACTATCATGGATATTCTTTTCAATCTTAGCTAATAAACCAATAACTTCTAATTGGTCTACTTCAGGCTTAAGCAATACTTTCTCTCTAAGTATTCCTTGAAGCTCATCTTTAATACTGTCTTTAAATACAGACTTATTGATTGGAAGACCCTTGATATCCATTTGCTTATCTTCTGGAATTAGATTTCCTTCTTGAACTAATTGAAGAGTGGAGTAATTCTTTTTACCCTTTGTAAGTAATAGAGATTTGAATAAGAATTCATTCTTCATGATGAGCAAACAATCCCTATCTTCGGCATATGTGTTATAGTTTTCACTAAATAGAATCATATAGTCTAAGATAAGCTGACTTACTACATAAGACATGATATCTACAATACTATACCTTAGAGAGTCTTCTTCAATAACAACTAATGGATATTTCTTCCTCTTAGCCTCTACTAACTTACTATCATAGAAGTCATATTCATATTTAGGCTCATTACCTCTGTATTGCATGATAAGCTTATCAGACTCTTCATCTATTTGAGCTTGAGTATATTTGATCTTCATAGGAATGCCAATAGTATATTTCAATACAAATCGATACCATTCATCTAGAGATATAATACAAGAATCTGTATCTGTAATCAATACAATATCACGTTGCATTTCATATACTCTAGGAAGTTTATCTATAAACATATGGCGGTAATAGATATATTCAAAGACTAAATCTTTAAATAGTTTAAGCTCATAATCAATAGTTTCTGGAACTTTGTTTGGATCTAGATATGGTTCTTCCATCTTAGTAAGCATTTGAAGAATTAGATTGATAACTCTTCTATTCTCACAGAATTTATATAAGTTATTCTTATAATAAACTATGTTGATGCATCTTTGATCTAGATTACAGATAGTATTCCAAATAGCTTCTCTTGCTTCTTGAGATGGAATCCAATTTTTAGTACCACAAATATCCATAATACGAAGATAACATTCTTCCACTGTGATATTTCTATCCAATACATCCCAATCATTGAACTTAGAGAATCGTTCTTCTTTCTGGTCATTTACAATATTATCAATATACTGCAATACTTCTGTAAGAGATTCAAATCTCATATTATTACCTAGAAGACCTTCGAACATTGTAATTGATGCGGAAATACAACCACGACCTTGACCAGTTATCGCGGTACACAGATAAAGGTTATAGAAAATACTACTATACTGACCGGCACAACCATACAATGCATTTGCAGATACTTTATAATTCAACTGTTTAAGATTCCATGCATTAAACTGCTCAGATCCTTTAGGATATTTCTTCATTTCCTTTTTAGCTTCATCACGTTTATCTGCTAGATACTGAATTAAATTGTAGAATGGATTCTTTACAGAACCATGTTTACCAAACAATACACCCTCTGTTGTCATGATTGCCTTCTTATTAAGAAGATCATTTGCTAGTTTAATGAAATCCATATTAACTTCAGTCTTTGTGTAGTTATTATGCAATCTAGCAGTACCAGCTTTATATCTTTTATTGATACTATAATCAATAGCATCTAGTATTTCCATTCTAGATAGTTTAGGACATACACGTTCCATCACATAAAGCATTGTCTCTTTATATTTTTGAATTGTTATACCTTTCGGCATATCAATATTATTTTGCATTTAGTTTCCTCCTCTATATATTTATTGCCTATTAAGGTGTTTAAATCCTACTACATTTTAATAGTATATAACTAGATAAGTGTTTATGCATTTGATATGAGGAACATATTGGTAAACTCCTTGTGCGAGCACATATATCGCACACATTTAGAGTTATAACTCAACTTTTATTAACAATTTACTATCCTAGGAGGTAAAAGAATTATGTTATTTGACAAAAACGAAGGATTCGTAGTTAATGAATCCCATGAACCTGTAGTTGAATCTCATGGTGCTGGTATTGTTGATCAAGACGCTTTGTTGGAAAACATGTTGATCGATCAAATGAACCGTATGACTGACGAAGAATTTAGTGCTTACACTGAATCCGCTGATTTCCAAAACTTGGTAGAAGCTGGTGTATTGGGTCGTCGTTCCGTAGTTAAAATGACTCGTAAAGATGACTTGAACCGTCGTATCCACTTGGCATCCATTCAAATGGCTCGTGAACAAGGCGATGCTGACTGGGAAGCTCTTCGTAAAAACCGTGTTAATGAACGCCGTTTGTTGAAAAAGATCTACACTAAATATGCTAACCGTGTACGTCGTGATGCAATGCAATCTCAAAAACGTCTTATCAAATTAACTCCAGACGCTTTCAACTTCAACAAAATTGGTCGCTAATACCTAAATATTGACCACCTCTTAAATCTAAAAATATCTACACAATAAGACTACGGATTAATTTCCGTAGTCTACCTTTTTGTGTCAATCTGTATTTTAAATATACACTATAAAAGTGGTAGTAGATTTATACAATCACGTTTACAACCTTATAAGGTTAAAAGTGATTAATTTAAGGAGGACAAAATGCAAGAAATGCAATCCGTTAGTAACTTCACTAATTATTACATTTATGCGGAATTAGTGAAAAAAGGGAAACTAAAAATTGATACTCGTGCCATAACGAGAGATAATTGGAATCATCATTTTCAAGGAATATTAAATATTTTAAGAGATGGTATTGAAATGCCAGCAGTACAAGGTTTGTTTATAGAACCTTTCTTTGAAGGAAATCAAAGTCTATCGGTTGAACTTAATATCATGGATTATTTATTGAATCTCATGATGTGGTTCCCGATAGTATATATAGAACAAACTATCAAACCAGAGCACTTATTTTTTGAGAAATTCACTACTGCCGATGCTATCAAAGCATATATCGATAAGAATATAATCGATCCGAATAAGATCTCTATTGAAAATAAGTTGCTTAATAATGCTATTGCTGACACAGTATATCATTTCTCTTATATTGATGAATTTGCTTTATTCTTAGCAAACACTTTAAACTTAGAAGATGACATTGATATCATGCAAAAGAGTGAAGATTACTTTAATCTACTACATGCCGATCTTAGCAATGTTCCTATTGGTGAAGTAAAAGATAAAGGTATGGAATTAGTTCATGATGCTATTGATAATTACATTATGAAATCTAATGAAATCGTTGGATATGATCATTGTCTTAAATATGCCTTTGGTGCACAAGAGGGTATTAATATTAGACAGTATAAAGAAAACAATATTAATATCGGTACCAAACCAGATGGGCAAGGTTCTATCTATCATGATATTATTAATAGATCTTATATCAATGGTGGTTTGAATAACCTTGTTGCTCAGTATATTGATAATGGTGCATCTCGTGTAGCACAAATCATCTCCAAAAAGAACGTTGGTGAATCTGGTGGTTTCTCCCGTATTCTAGGTTTGAATAATATGGATACCCATATTCATCCAGATAAGAACTATGACTGTGGCACAAAGAACTTTGTTCATATTACAGTTAAGGATAAGAAACATCTTTCAATGCTTGATGATAGATATTTCCGCTTTGAAAGATATGGTCTTGAATTTAAGATCAAGAGAACAGATTATGGTTTAATAGGACAAAAGATTTGGTTAAGAAGTCCTATTACTTGTAAATCTCATGCAGAAGGACATGGTGTATGCTATAAGTGTTATGGTGATCTAGGTCATACAAACAAAGATATTTCTATTGGCCGTATTGCTACAGAATTGATCACTTCCCAATATACTCAAAAACGTTTATCCGCTAAACATTTGTTGGAAACTGTTATCAAGATTATCAAATGGGTTCCTCAATTCAATGACTTCTTTGAAGTAGCAAATGTAAATGAAATTTCTCTTAAAGAAGATATCTTTAAGAATAAACAAATGTCTGGTTGGAAGCTTAGAATCAAGACACAAGATATTCAATTAGAAAACGATGATGAATTCTTCAAACATAGATCCTTCTCTGATGATATGCATGCATCTGAAGATGATGGTCCATTCGTAGATCAATTTATCAATAGCTTTGAAATTATTACTCCAGATGATGAAGTATATACTAAGATTACTGCGGTAGGAGAAGATGGAGCTCCTATTGATGAGAAATTATATATTTCTAATAAATTAGCTGCTATGATTTCTAAAGCTATTGAAGATGAAGATATCGTCATTGATAATATCGATGTAGATATTCCATTGAATGAATTACAGGATATTGAATTATTCTTATTGAAAATCCAAAATAATGACTTGGGTAAATCTCTTGATATCTTTACAGATACTATTAAAGAGTCTGTAAGTGGATTACTTGCTTCAGGTATTGAGATGTTAAGTTCATTTTGTAAATTCTTAAAACTTTCAGATTTATCCATAAATCTAACTGAACGAACTCCATCTATAGTCAGTATATATTTTTCTATATCATTTCTTTTCTCTTCATCAAGATTATTTTGTAAAGTTTCAACTTCTTTATAAAGAGCATTATATTTAATCTTATGGAGATTAATTATACTATCTTGTTCGTTAATAATATCTTTATAAAGTTTAGCTTTAATAATTTTAGTATTAGCAATCTTAATCATATTAATAGGGACAAGAACAGTTGTATCAGTAGTGTTGACTCCCCGTGGAGGATGAACTTAATTCTGTCCTCTACGGGGAGTATAACCAAATTATTTAATAATAAGACTAGTATTTTCAACAAGTTTAG